GATGCTTGAATTTAACATGCGTCTTGACAACATTGAAGACCTGCCCTATGACATTGAAGAAGAGCTTACGGATGAAATGCTAGATAAGATCAAAGCTTATAACGAGCACGATGTAGCTTGTACACTTGCGTTTTACAATGCATCTGCATCACAGATTGAATTCCGAGACAATCTAAGTGTTAAGCTTGGTCGTGACTTTACAAACGCAGATGATACAAAGATTGGTGCTGAGTACTTTCAAATGGAGCTTGAAAAAGCAGGTGTATCCTTGCACACTCACAAAGATGGTAAGCGTGTAATCAAGCAAACCAAGCGAGATAAAATCGCAATTAAAGACTGTCTATTTAACTACTACAGTTTTACACTTCCTGAGTTCCAAGCTGTTTATGATTGGTTCAGCAAACAAGTCATTACTGAAACAAAGGGTGTATTCTCAGATATCGAAGAACACAACCTTGGTGAAGTTGCAAAGTATGCAGAGCTTGAGATTAAGCGCAAGAAGTTTAAAGTTAAACCTACAGAAGCAGAAGTTAAACTCTTCATGAAAGAACATCCTTTGGGTTGGATCGAAGAAGAACAGCTAAAAGCTACAGAGTATTTGTTTGATGCCGAAGGTTTACATGTAATGGAATACCCATTGGATGCTGATGGTTCACCTGACTTTACAAAGAAGCAAAAGAAGGCTCGTGTACCCAAGAAATCCTATTGGGGTTGCTACCGTATTGCCGCTACTCTAAACGTGCTTGTAAACGGCTATAGAATCGATTTTGGAGTAGGTGGTGTACATGCATCGCTGAGTGAAAGAATCGTCAAGGAAACCAAGAGTTACATGGTAAGGGACGCTGATGTTAGCTCCATGTATCCAAACATTGCTATCTCAAACAGAATCTATCCTGAGCACCTTGGTGAAAAGTTCTGCGATATCTACCAAGATATGTATGAACAGCGAAAGTCCTATGCTAAGAATACTGCAGAGAACGCAATGCTTAAACTTGCGCTCAATGGTACATACGGTAAGAGTAATGATAAATATTCTGTGTTTTATGATCCGAAGTTTACAATGTCAATTACCATCAATGGTCAACTATCTTTGCTAATGCTTGCAGATCGTTTGTTGCAGATTGAAGGTTTGAAACTTGTGCAGTTAAACACCGATGGTCTTACAGTTGCAATGCTGCGTAGTACAGAAGAGCAGTACAAAGAGGTTTGTGCTCAGTGGCAGTCTGATGTAAAGCTGGAGTTAGAATTTGTAGATTACTCAAAGATGATCATTCGTGATGTGAACAATTATATTGCTGTGTACACCAATGGTAAGACAAAGCGCAAAGGTGCATATCAATACGAAGGTCTAGGTTGGCATCAAAATCAATCTGCACTGGTTATTCCTATGGCTGCTGAAGCAAGTATGACTACAGGTGTAGATGTTCGTGATTTCATCAAACAGCACTTTGAAGCTGGAAATATATTTGACTTTATGTTACGCACAAAAGTTCCACGCAGTTCAAAACTTGTGCTAGAATTTGAAGATGGTCGAGTACTTGCACAACAACGCATCTGCAGGTACTACCCTTGTGTATCTGGTGGTAAGCTTATCAAGTTGATGCCAGCATTACCTGACAGCGAAGACAGGTCAGATCGCAGACTAGGTATCGATACCGCTTGGAATGTCAAGACATGCAACAACATGCAAGACTTTGATGGTGATATTGATTTTGAATACTATGTGCAAGAAGCTGAAAAGCTAGTTATTGGAGGTTATAATGGCTAATGTAAAACAAGGTACACGCACTAGACCACCTCAGTGGTGGAAGCATCTGAAATTCTTCAAGAAAGTATTTTGGAAAGCAGAACGTCAAGCACACAAAAAGGAGATTAAACATGAACGAACAGATTGAAGAACTTGCTAGAAAAGCTGGAATAGGTATTCTGTATGATTACTCAGAGTTTGGTAGTCACGCTGGTGTCTGTGATTTAAAAGACATCAATAAATTTGCTGAACTTTTAATACAAGAAATTTGTAAACTGATTGAACCCGATGAAGAATGGCGCAAGGATGCATCTTGGGGTTATATTGGTGGTGAAGAAGGTGTTGAACTACTAGATAGTGCGATTAGCACAATCAAAGGGCATTTTGGAGTACAATCATGAAAGAGTATTACGTAGTTTATAAAGAGTATAGACAACCAATGCTTGGGCACTTTATAATTACTGCACAAAACAAACATGAAGCTAAACTTGCATTTTTATCTTCAGGTATTAAACATGATTACATTATAAAGGTTATCTTATGAGTTACGCTTATAAGTACAACAAAGAACATAATACTTTGGAACAGTATAAAGATGGTATGCTCAGAGCTTGTATGCAGATGCCTAAGTCTGATCTGAATAAGTTAGCTAGGTTGAATATCAAAGAAAATATTTTGCGAATTATTGACACAGATGTAGAAAATGATGTATAATTGAGATATCAAACGGGATTCGTTCAACGGATAGGACATCTTTCTTCTAAAGAGATAATAGTGGTTCGATTCCACTATCCCGTACCATAAATTAGTCCCGCTGATGCCTGTTGCTCAAATCCCTAGAGTTAGCGGCACACTTCCAGCGAGGCGGGTGTAAGTCCCGTCATTAAAAATACAGTACAAGTTGCGCTGTGCTGTAGGATTTCCAGCATGAGGATTGTCGTCCAAAAAGTTGACATTTCAGTTCCCGTTATGTACTTGTTATATAATGCACTGATGTAACAAAAGACACTATAATACTGGTTTAGGGACCAGAGGTTATAGTAAAGTGTATTTACTTATATTTTACTATAACCGTGAGTGAAGCCGAGAAGTCAGGCAGCGACCTCATAAGTCGTTGGAAGCAGGAGCATTACCTGTCGCTCACACCAAACAAAGGAGTAACATGAAAAATCTTTTGATCGGTTCACAAGCATTGCAATACTGGAGTTCTACCTTCAAAGCAAAGCCAGATTCAGATTGGGATATTATCAGTGAACATAAAATTGCTGACGATACAAAGCACATTGAGCACCATACATTTGATCAGGTTGGTAATTACGATCTGCTAAACTATGCCAGTACGCATTGGATTGAAATTGCAGGTCAAAGAGTTTACGTAGTTAATCCTATTGGACTTGCTATTGTAAAGCGCAGTCACCTGTGGCGTGATCGCAAGTTTGAAAAGCACATGACGCAATATAATATGCATTTAAAGACATATCGTGCATTCTTTACCGACAAAGATGAAGAAATACTAAACAAACGCATCAAGCTTACTATGTCAGCTTACCCACAAGGTAATCCAAACTTGATGCAAACTGTAGAAGGTTTCTTTGATGATGCAGTAACTAAGAAGTACAATCATGATTACTTGCATGAGTTGTTTGCTTACCATGAAGAACCCTTGTATAAAAAACTACAAAAAGATTCAAGGTTAGCGTGGTGTGATAAAAATCTGTGGTACAATCTAAGCCATGCAGACAAACTTAGATGCATTGCAGAAGAAGCTTACGTTATTTCAACTGAAAGGTTCTTAGTACCTAGCAATTGGAGTACACCAGCTAAACTAGCGTTTTACAAGTCAGTCAACAAGATTTGCACTACACTATGTTCAGGTTGGTTTCGTGACTATGCGATTGATAACTATATAGAAGTCTTGGATATGTTTGATGCTGCTAAGTTTGAGAATGTTAAACAAATTTTACTAAAGGAGTAATATGTCAGATAAACTAATTGATACAGTCAGTGCATTACTTGCAGAAGCTGATAATGATGTTAAACGTGAATTTTTTAATGCTGAGATTGAGTCTGAATATAGCAAATGGGATGAAGATAGCGTTATGGAATTCAAAAAACAACTCACTGAAGCTAAGATTGATTTTGAACTTGTAGATAGTTACGGTGGTGAAGACCAAGGTTCTGACTACTGGAGTGTGTATTCATTTACTGATGGTATGCAAGTTGTATTCATCAAGTTCGATGGTTGGTACGCATCTTACGAAGGTAGCACCTATGAAGAATTCTATGAGGTCAAACCTGTAGAAAAAACCATTACTGTATTTGAAAAGAAATAAGGAGTGCTATATGAGTCTTAAAAGCATTTTAGAGATTATATTTGAAGAGATAACCGAAAGTGGTTCCGTAGAAGGTATGATGGACGGTGGTTGCTATGGTCAAATTAAAACTGCACTAGACAATCAACAAATTGTTTACACAGTTGAAGATAGTTACGGTGGTGAAGACCAAGGTTCTGACTACTGGTGCGTATGGAAATTTAGCAAAGGTTCTGACGAATGCTTCGTTAAATTCTACGGTTATTACGCATCGCACTACGGTACAGACTACCAAGGTTGGACGTTTGTAACACCTGCACAAAAGACTATCACGGTCTATAAATAAACATAAAATAAAGCTTGACTTGACTAACAAGCTTTGTTATAATCTGGTTTGTAGCGAAAGCTGCATTAGTCGTGCCGTTGAGCACATTTAGTCTGTAACATAACTAGTCCTCGAAAGGAAATATATGAATAAATTAACCGGAACTCTTCTCTATGTCCAACTCAATAAGCCTGTTAAAGCTTATGTCAAAGCTGGTGAAGATAAGAAGCCTGATGAATGGAAAGCATCTGTAGCAATTGTAGATGAAGACATTGTTGATCAATTTGAAGATTATGCCAAAAGCATTGACGCAAAAGTATCGGTCAAGAAAGTCAAAACTGCAGAGTTTGAAGCCGTATATAAAACTGCACCACCTGAAGGAGCAGCTAAGAATATTTGGGTTGTCACTCTCCGCAAATCTACAGAACTAGGTAAAACTGGTAAGCCTGTGCCTGATCTATATCGACCAAAAGTATTTGAGAAAGTCAAGAATACACTAGTTGATGTAACGAACACAAAGCTACCTGCAAATGGTTCTATTGGTTCAATCAGTATCGATGCGTTTACTCGCAACAATGGTACAAGTTCTCTTTATCTAAAGAATGTTCTTGTCACTGAAATGATCGAATATGTACCAGAAGAAGGTTCAGCAAGCGATTACAATCCCGGTGATGAATTTGATGATGAAGCACCTGCACCAAAGGCAGCAGAGAAAGCCGAAGCAAAACCTGTAGCTAAACCTGCAGCTAAAGCTAAAGCTAAACCAGCGGCTGATGATGACATGGATGACGATATTCCGTTCTAATCATATAGTGGGGGCTTCGGCCCCTACCTTTAATATTCACTAATTGAAAGGACAATATGCTTGCAACAAGAAATAACGATGTAAATGTTGAAAAAATTACTAATGGTTTTATTGTGACATTGACAGGTCGAGATACAAATAATAATTATGTCACTGATAAAAACTTTGTAAAAGACTTAAATGAAGTCAGAGTACAACTAGAATCATATTTTAAACTAAAGGAAGACTAATGACAAAACAAACTAAAGATATCATTACAATTGTATCTATTCTTATCTTTGCTATCCTAGCTATCATCTTTGTACCATTGGCTACAATCTGGTCGCTAAATACATTGTTTCCAATCCTAAGCATTCCTTATACATTTTATAGCTGGTTAGCTGTAATCGTAATGAATCTCACATGGATGTACAAACCAATTTTCAAAAAGGATTAATATGCAAAGTAAAGAAGCAATCGCAAAACTAGTACGACTATACACAAGAACAATCACTAGGTGAAGAAATCAAAGAAATTAAAGATGAAGCTAAAGCTGCAGGTCTTGATCCTTCAATCCTAAGTGCAGTAGCCAAAGCTATCGTCAAAGATGGTGTTGATAAGTTAGTAGAAAAATCAGAGTTAACGCTAGAAGCTATTCAAGCGGCTCGTAGCTGATAAATAAGACCCGTAGGTGAAAGCTTACGGGTTTTTCTTTTAAGGGGTATTATGACAGAAAGAGTACTAATTGTAGATGCTGATCTAATTGCATATCAGTATGCTGCAGCGAATGAAAAGCGCACAATTGTAGCAAAGCATTTAAAATCAGGTAGAGAGAAAATCTTTAAAACACGTACAGAGTTAAAGACCTTACTCAAAGAAAAGAACATGGAGTTTAAACCTGAAGACTATGAAATTGAAGATGTGCAAACAGCATCCTCTATCCGATTTGCCCTGCGTAACATAAAGGGTGTCATTCAGCGTTTAACGGACCATACGTGGGCAGATAAGGTTGAGCTATACCTTGGTACTGGAAAAGTGTTTAGACACGCTCTAGCCCTTCCTACACCGTACAAAGACAATCGTGATGATCTAATCAAACCTTTACAACTTGCAGATGTCAGACGTTACTTGCAAGTTTCT